ACATCTAACTCAAATGCTTGCGCGTCAAAACCTGTGCCAAGTTCAAGCAAATAACTGCCACCAGTTACAAGTGTTTCAGCCATTACTCAAAACCGCGTAAAGGCCCGTAAACCTGTTTGTACTGTATTAGCGAGTCATAGACCGCTTTACCAATTTCGCTAGATGTTGAAATGCCGCCGTTTACATTTACTGTAATCGCCTCGCGCGCTGCAATGCGTTCAGCGTTGCCGATAGGTGTAAACGCATTAGTGCCACCGCCAACAGGATTAAATGTGTTTGCGCTACTGCCACCGCCACCACCGCCGCCGCCACCGCCGCCGCCACCACCTGTAACTGCTGGCGACATAATTGGAATGCTTGCAATGTTCGGCAGGCTTACACCGCCTATTGACCCTGTGCCACCTTCGCGCGCTGCGCCGCCACCAGACACAGCGCCGACACTTGCACCGCCCATTGTCGGTATTTGTGGCGCAACTTTTGTAGCAATGTTGTCTAAACCTGGTATCGCATTTATTACCAATGCAACAGCGTTATACACCGAATACAGCGCAGATATTAAACCGTTTACATAACCGATTACCGCGTTCATAATTATCTGCACGCCTGATCTAAAGCCTTCAAATTTTTGATACGCGGCAAAGATTGCGATGCCAACTGCCGTAAGACCAGTAGCAAACAACACAAATGGGCTTGCGTTCATAGCAAAATTGACTGCAAGTACGGCTGTTGCAATGCTTGCAATCGTTGCTGCCGCCAATGTGAAAGCACGGGGATTACTAGCAGCCCAGTTTGCAAAATCTTTGAGCACTGGCAAAATTGCTTGCACTGCTGGCAACAATGCTTGACCGATAGACACCTGCAAGTCAGCCATCTGTGCTTTTAGCACTCGACTACTGTTTGCAAGGCCGTCAGATGTTCGCGCAAAATCGCCTTGCGCGTCACCTGTCTGTTTATAGATCAAAGACTGTGCAGCAAGAATTTTTGTCTGTGCCGACAACGCACCAGTAGACACCTCAAGACCAAGCGCCAGCGCCTCATCTTTTAACGCTGCGTCGCTTAGCAAAACACCAAACTGGCGCAACGGCTCAGCCTCGCCACGCAACGCCGACCCGATCGCGTTAATAGCCTGCTCTGGTGTCGTGTTATTAAATGACGCTAAATCCGATGCGAGTGCAGTAAAGTCATTGCTGAATGTTGCCAAATCTTCGCCAGATAATCCTGCTGCTTTGCCAAATGTTCCGAATGTGCCTGCGGCTTGCAAGACTGCATTTTGTGATTGCCCTAAAGAGGTTGCTGCCGTTTTAGCGAACTTTTCTATACTTGCTGCACCTTCGCCAAAGACAACATTTACTTTGCTTAAATTTTCCTCTAAATCTGATGCCGCTTTAATTGCTGGCACTGCAGCCGCAGCCAAACCTGCAAGCGCTGCCGCTGCCGGTATTGCCGCCTTTTTAATAGCAAACTGTGCTTTTTCGCCAGCAGTTTCTAGTTGCTTAAATTCGGCAATTGCTTTGCTAATGCCTTTGCCGTCAAACTCTGAGACAATTGGAATAGATAAAGCCATCTAGATACCTCGCTGCACTGTTCGTGATGCCGCAGCGATCACTTGTTTTAATTCTTTTTCAATGCCTCTGCGTGAACGGTACACGGCAGGGCCAATAAATCGAGTGCGACCAGCAGTCACTGGCGACAAATTTGCGCTCAATCGGTTTGCGTTTGCGCGACCTGCTGTCTCGAAAATTGCTGCAGCCTGATCTTTTTGTATTATCAAAATAACACCGACCGCGTTGCGTCGCGTGTCAAATTTCATTTGCACACCAGCCTTTGCTTTAGCAACGCTGAACCCTTTAATTTTTCTGCCGTCTTTTTTTTGGGTCCAATCGCGCGACATGCCAGACAACGGCACTTGTGTATACATGTTTTGTGCGGCGTTAATCGCTGGCGCAGCAATACGGGTTGCGTCGGCTTTAAATTCTTTTTGCAATTCTTTGTCAAGTTTGCCAAGTTGGTTTATTGTTTGTTTTACTCCGACAACCTCAATGCGTGCTGATGCTGTCATCGCTGCTGCTTTGACATGATGTATGCAACTGTTGCCAGATCGCGCGCCTCAAATGGTATTTGGGTCGGCCAATATCCTACAGCGACAAGCATTTCTGCTAATTGCCTTCGGTAAGTGCCGACCCCGTAGGGTTTCCCACTGTCTCATCTACGCCGCTTATTTCCATTGTTGGGTTTGCTTTAACCCATTTACGCCAATCGCCCGGCATTGTGTTACCTTGCATTTGCAAAATTAAATAAGCCCAACAACATAAATCGCTGTAACCAATACCTTTATTGTCAGCAACTTTACGATTTTCTATTCGCTCCCATTCGCAGACCACAAACAGGTTTGTAGTTAACTCGACTGCTGGTGTGCCGTCGTTCATCTCAACTTTTATTTTTATTTTCATTTATTCCTCTCGGTACGGCGCTTGTAAGCGCGGCTTGTTTTGTTAGTTCTCAGCGGCCAATGCCGCGCGATCATGCGACCGCTTTAGTCAATGCGCCGCCAGCAAATGTCAATGTGATTGTGGACAGTTCGCCAAGGCTTGCGTTTATTGGTGTGTGCGATGCAAGGTAACAGCCTGTCAATGTGTAACTAGGGTTTGTTGCGCCGACTGCTGCGCTTGTTGGCTTGAGTACAAGTGTTGTCTGTATGCCAACAAGACCAAAAATTGTCGCCTCGGTTTCTGACGCTGCATACGACTGATACAACTCAACCTCAATTGTGTTGTTCTGCAAAGATGTAACTGTTGACGCACCAAACTTGCGTGCAGTGTCGCCAAACGAGGTGGTCTCTAACTGGTCAAACGAATATGTCACGACCGCGCTAGTGCACTGGTCCTGCAAGTCCACAGAATTTATTGTGAGACTCGGATTTGATAAATAAACTGTTGTCGCCATGTCGTGTTACTCCTGTGGGTCTATGTCTATAGTTTTAGCAGATTTTTTGACTTTAAGTGGTGATAGGTGACCAGCCTCAACCAAAAACAGCAGATCGGTTGTAAGGTCGCCAAGATCGGCTTGTTTAATAATGTCGCCTCGACTGTGTCCATTAAGACGATTGCTAGTTACCTCGTAATCCATTAGGTCGTGCTCGCTTTCATTTGTATATTTAATGACAACGCAGGGTACTCGACACCGCCAATAGTAAGCGTCGTAGGTCTGCCGTCAGTGACCGCGACCTTGGCGGCCAGCACTTTTGCTGCAACATTGAGCGCGTTACGGTATGCGTCTGCGTTGCTCGGCCCGAGACTAATAACTGTGACCGGGATTGATATGTCAACAATGTTGGCATTAAACGCCGTAAACGACATGGCATCTAATAGCACGCACGGGGCTTGCACATTGCGTGTGTCAGTAATGCAGACTAAGCCTGTGACCGCGTTAAGTGTCGTGGCAAGATTATTAATTGCCGTGTTAAATAGATCGGTATAGGCCTGTGCAGCCATTAAGCGACCTGAGGTCGGTCAACACCTAGCAATTGTTTCACTAGTGGAGACAGACCGTTTGTCGAGCCTTGTTGCATGCCGTCAAATGACGCAAAGTCGCTTATGCCACCGCGCTGCCGATAAAGCGCTGCACCGTACATGATCGTTGCCAGTTTTACATCGCCAGACGGTGCTGGTGTGAGCGCGTCAAAATATCCGCATTCTTGGCGGCGACGGTAGCAAAATATGTTTGCAGCGCTTGCGCACTGTGTCACAAATGTTGTGTCGTCGGCCGTTGCCGTAGCAATACCGATGTAGGTCAAAATTTCTGCAGCCGTGCACCAGTTCGCTGTCTGTGTGTATGCAACTGTGCCAGTAAAGATTTTTACAAACTCAACATCTGCGCCAGTGCACGCAAACAAAATTTGGTTAGGTATAGGTAATTCAACATTGTAATTAAATTCGCCAGTACCAGAGTCAATGCCAGTGTAAGAATATTGTGGCAGAGCAAGCACAGTGACTGTGCCGTTGAATGGTGCACCTAATGCAGCAACAGTTATTGATTGACCAACAACTATTTCTGTTGGTTCTAGCGTGCTAATGCACGCATAGTTGTTTAATAATTGTTTGCTGGCTGTGTTGTATGTTGTCATGGCGTTTGTTTCGCCATGCGACTAGGCAACGATGATGCTTTGAATGAACGATGATTTAGCGACAAAGGTTGAGAAATAACCGTAGTAACTAAAGTTACGAGACAAAACTCCGCCCGGATTTTGCACTGAGAGCACGCCCTGTTGTGCCTCGTAGATTTCAAAGCCCGGTGCGTAAACAACAAGCATTGTTAATGCAGCAAAGTTATTGTCGACAACCATATTAAGGCCGTAAACATTTTGACTTGAATACTGCAAACCAGTTGTGTTGCCGACGCTGTTCATCGTTGTCATTCCGCCACCGTTGTAACCGAGCAAAGGTCGTTTGTCTCCGTCTAATTGGCGGCCGATCAATTCCCATACATCTGGTGACACGCATAAGTGCGTTGGGAAAAAGTTGCTGTCCTCTGCAATTTCGCGTGCTGCGTCATAAATTGATGCAATCAACGATGTTGGGTCAGTCGCAGAGACAGTCCAAGTTGAACCTGATGCGGTCTTACCTGCAACAAGTGCATCTGCAGCAATGTTGTCGGTTGCAATCATGTACTCGCCAGCCAAGTCGTTGAGAATTAAATTCATAGCGGCTGGGTCTGTAAAGTCCATGTCTTGTTGCGTGATGTTTACTTGACCTGCGACTGTAGTTTTCGTAACTACATTGCTAGCAATCACCATTGTTGTTGCCGAGGCTGCAGCGTTTTCTGTTTGTGTTGCAGCGCTCGTGTGCGTGGTGATCGTTGGCCTAATAAATGTTTTGCTAGGTGTTGCCGGCATTGCGCGCGCACCAAATGCTGTGACAACTGGTCGCACAAAATTTAGGTCTTGGAACAATGGCCCAAGCACCGGCACTGGCAACAGACCCGGTGTGTCAGTTGTAAGAATGTCGCCTGCGGCTGCCTGCAATGCTGACTGTCGTTTTGACGCTGCAGCCTTTGCGGCTTGCTGAACATTAATAAGCGTGTCGCCGCCGATGTGCAATGCTGCAAGGTATTCGCCCGGTGTTGGCATCGCAAATTCGCGTGCAGGTTTCGCCCACAATTTGTCAACTGTTGCGCTTGCCTCGACTACTGGTGTTGTGTCTTCCATGTTTTTAATCTCCTGTGTAGGTATATCTTTATTTAACTCTATAACTGGCTCTGTTTGTGGGATACTTGCCGCCACCTCGGTAATGACTGCACCAGCAAACGCGCCTTCGCTGACCAGACTTAACTCTGTCCACGCGGCTGACTCAATAACCATGACATCGTCGTCGTCGTACTTAAATTTAATCGGGTTTACACCGACCGACACTGAGTCAATTACGCCGTCTGCTGCAAGCACCAGCGCTTCGTCGCCTAGCCGTGTAGCGCTAATTTTGGCCACAAACAGCATGCCCTGTGCAGTGTCCTCGCGTTCGGTAACCTGACCGACAATCTGTGTTGAGTCGTGCTGCATAAACAATTTTGGGTTGCGACCCTCTGTCGGTAGTGAGCCTTGTAAGAATCTGACTTTAGTGCCGTCTGCGACAACAGCAATTTCGTCGTATGTAACTGCAATGCCACTGATAGATCGGCGCGCCAGACCGTCGCTGGCTGCCGCATCTACCGTGATCTTTGAAGGGGTTAGTCTGATCATAAGCGCGAGCCTATATCGTCTGGCGAGTCAACTGCGGGATTGTCTTGTGTTGGCATTGTGTATTCTGCCGACAGGTATTTGTCTACATCAAATTCGACATATGTGCCGTTAGGTAGCACATTGTTTTGGCTTAATGTTGCTGCAATACATTCGGCGTATGGCTTGACACCAAACGAGTACAGGTCTAGTCGTGCGCCTTGGTTGCTGACATATGAGTAGCCGCCAACAGCGATACCGGCGAGGTAACTAGGGATATTTGTGAGTCGACACAGATCGGCGGCTTGGAACTCTGCCGAGTCAATCAACAACATTTTGTCTGGCGACATTAGCGTTTCTTGGTACATAACAAATTCGTTTAGCGCTGCTGTCTGGTTGCTGTCGCGTGCCGCGTTAAATTGTGCGGCCATGTCCGCTAATTCCTGACCCGACATTGGCTCGCCACCAGTCTGACGCAAAATACCTGCCGGTATAGCGCTGGTGCTGTTGCGTAGTCGTGCGGCCTCAAGTTTCAACGCTGTCGCGACTGCTGTGGTTGACATATAAATTATGCCTTGTATTGGCGACAAGAATTGCACTACATCGTTTGGGTCTAGTTCGCCGCCGTTAAAAATTATTTGTTTAGACGGCGCAAACCAGACTGGACCGTTTTGGTCAAGTGTTTGACACATGGCGGCAGGCAAACGCGTGTAGGACGCTGGAAATCCGTCAGCCGTGCGCGATGTTATGTACCAGAATGCGCGACCAAAAAAGAATAGGTCGTCAAATGTCCACGACAAAATAAAATTGTTTGTAACTGCTGGGTCTATTTTGCGTAACCAACTGCGTGGTGCTAATGGCATCTTTTCCATTTCGTCGCCGTTCCAAATTTCGTTGTACATTCGCAAATTCATACAGCCAATAACCGATGCCATGAGATCGCGCGCTCGACTTATTGTCGGCACACTAATTGCACGATTGCGTGCGTCACCCTCAATGTAAGAGTAGTACTGACCAATTTGACTAGCGCCACCGTTATTCGCTGACTGATAATAATTGCCAGCCGCAGCCGCTTTGCTTACTGGTGGCGCTTGCGCCTTAAATTGTTTGGCAATAAATTCAACAAGGGTCATAATCAAAGTATGCCACGATCACACGCTGCCAGTGTGTATAGGTGCTCGCCGCGATGAACCGAGAAAGCGCGACGCGACGAGCCACCCACGACCACATTAGCCGTTAGCGACAACAATCATCGGCTTGCCAGACGATGTCGGTCGGCTTGCTAATGCGGCAGCCCACACCATGCACCTAGCCAACTCGATAGGGCCCGGACTGCGTTGACTGCTAAGAGCGTATGAATTTTGTGACCTGACCGCAACAGCGCGGCCGACATGTTCTGCCAACATTTCCTCGCCTGTGTGCAATAGCAACTTTTCGCCGATCATAGATTTTATGCGTGGCGTAAATTTAAGTATTTCGCCGTAGCCGACAACGATGCGTTTGCGCTCTAGCGCGACAGGCCAGTGCAGGTCTATTGTCGGCGTAATGGCAAACCGTACCGCACCTGTGTTGCACAGTCTGTCTACCTCTGCCATGACCTGCTCAAATGTGTCAACCACAAATTCGACTGTGGCGACTGTGCGATGATCTGGCAACACAACGCATCTGACACCAAAGTATCTTGCGTCGTCTAGCGCGCACTCTATTGCGACCGTGCCGCCGTCTGGTATCGGGTCTGTGTAATGCAACTGTGGCCACACTCCTGGCTGTATCCATGCACGATCTGACGCGACCCACAAATTGCAACTGGCGCGCAAAAAACTCGCTCGGTCTGGGTTTTCTGATTCGGCCTCTATAGTTTTCATTGTCAAAGTTGTACCAAGTGCAGGGTTAGCCCACGACCACGACG